CCCCAAATTCCACCTAGAAAGGCCCGCCCGGGCCTTGTTGCGCCCGGAGGTGCCCCCCGTGGCTGGTGTTTCAGCCCCGATTGGGGCGTTCTGATGGCCTCTCGAGCCGATGGCAATGCCGCCAAGCGAGTCAAAACGACGGGGCCGGCTCCGTGGGAATCGTGGCCCGAGACGGATCGTGCCGAGCGGGCCATTCGTTGGATCGAGACGTACTGCAAGCTGCCGAAGGGTTTCGGCGCTGGCGAGCTCATCACTCTGGCTCCGTTTCAGCGGGATTGGCTCGTCCAGGTGCTCGCCGACGGCGTTTCGGCGGCGGTGATGGCGCTTCCTCGAGGGAATGGCAAGTCGACGTTCTTGGCGTGCGTGGCCCTGTGGGCTTTGTTCGATCCTGACGCCGGCCAGTCGCCGCAGGTACCGATCGTCGCGACGACGGTGAATCAGGCGATTCGCAGCTGTTACGGCGTTGCGTTGAACATGATTGCCAAGAGCTCGGTGCTGACCGAGCGGGTCACGATCTATTCGGGAACGGGTTCGCAGCGAGTCAAATATCCCCGCAACAACGGCGAGATGTTTCCGATCGCGAACGAGCCCGACGGTCTTCAGGGTTTGGATCCGTCGGTGGCGATCGCCGACGAGATTGGGTTCATGCCGATCGAGTCGTGGGATTCGTTGTTGTTGGCATCTGGGAAGCGGCCTCGGTCGTTGGTCGTCGGGATCGGCACTCCTGGGTTCGATAAGCATTCGGCGTTGTGGCATCTTCGAACTCGGGCGTTGTCTGGCGACACGATTCTCGGGTTTTTGTTCACCGAATATGCAGCCGATGAGGGTTGCGACGTGTTGAACCGTTCTCAATGGGCGGTCGCCAACCCGGCGCTCGCTCAGGGCTACATGAACCCTCAGGCGCTCGAGACGGCGGTGGCTCTCAGCCCCGAGTCTCATTTTCGGATCTTCCGGTTGGGCCAATGGATCGACGGTGTCGAATCTTGGCTGGGTGATGATGGTCGCAACTTGTGGCGGTCGCTCGAGGATCCGTGGGCGATGGAGCCCGGTGCGGAAACCTGGGTGGGAATCGACGTTGCGTTGAAGCACGACAGCACGGCGATCGCTTGGGCGCAACGGCGTCCCGATGGTCGGTTCCATGTGAAGGCGAAGATTTGGCATCCGCAGCCAGATGGTCGCCTCGATGTGACGGATGCTCAACATTGGATCCGTGAACTTGCGGCGATGTACCGGGTTGTTTCGATCGCGTATGACCCCCGGTTCTTTGATCTGCCGGCGCAGCAGCTGCTCGATGAGGGTTATCCGGTTTTGGAGTTTCCGCAAAGCCTTGAACGTATGACTCCTGCGATCGGGTCGACGTATGAGGCGATCAAGCGTGGCGAACTTTCCCATGATGGCGATCCTGAGCTTGAGGCCCAGGTGTTGAACGCCGTGCCCCGTTTCAACGAGCGAGGGTTCACCCTTGCGAAAGCCAAATCGAAGGGGAAGATCGACGGATGTATCGCCATGTGTTTGGCTTTGTCCGGCGCGTCGGCGCCTCCGCAGTCGCTGCAAGTCATTTCGCTAGCCGATTTGTAGCGGGTGGGGTTCAACTGGCCGGGATGGCTTTGTTCGCGGTTGGTTGCGGGTTGTTTGCTCTGCCGGTCGGCGTGATCGTCGCTGGTGTTGAGCTTGTTGTTGTCGGGGTCGCGCTCGAGTTCAGAAAGAAGCCAAATGCTGGCGAGACTGTTTGAAAGTCGCGCGATTCGTGACCCTAATTGGGCTTCGTGGGGTCGTGGCGACCAGTTCTATGGGCCTGGGTCCGCGGCGGGTGTTGCTGTCACGGAAGATTCGGCGCTTCAACTGTTGAGCGTGTTCGGTTGTATCCGAGTCATTTCGGATTCGATCGCGATGCTGCCGGTTGATACGTTTCGGCGTCGTCAGGGGTTGCAGGAGCAGCTGCCGAATCCGGTTTGGTTGGATCAACCGAACGTCGACACGGACCGCATTTCGTTCATGGCGCAGAGTCTTGTGTCGTTGTTGCTGCGGGGTAATGCGTACTGGCTGGTGATTCGGAATCCTTTGGGTTCTCCGGTCGAGTTGTGGAACTTGCATCCCGATTGGGTGTCGGTTCGTCGTGTTCGTCGAGCCCAATCGACCCGTGAATATCATTTGTTGGGTCAGCCGTTCGATGGTGAGATCGTGCAGATCCCGGCGGTGATGTTGCCTGGTGCGATTCGTGGTGTCGATCCGATTACTGCGGCTCGAGATGCGATCGGGATGGGTATTGCCGCTCAGACGTTCGGCAGCAAGTTCTTTGCTCAGGGTGCGACACCTTCTGGGGTGATTCAAGCTCCGGGGATGGTGACGCCCGATCAGGCACGCGAGCTCGCGTCGGGTTGGCGTGCCGCTCATGGTGGAGTGAACAAGTCGAACTTGCCGGCGATTCTGACTGGCGGGATGACGTATACGCCGGTGAGTGTGACGCCGGAACAAGCCCAGTTCTTGGAGACTCGCCGTTACACCGACGAGCAGATTCGTGAACTGTTCGGGTTGACTCACCCGTTCGAGCGTGGTGGTGGCGGCGTCAAGATGACGTATGCGAACACCGAGATGCTCGGCCAGGACTTCACCCGCTTCACGTTGATGCCTTGGACCGCTCGGCTCGAATCGGCGTTGGCTCGTCTGTTGCCTCGCCCGCAGTATGCGAAGTTCAATCTGGATGCGTTCTTGCGAGCCGATTTGTCGACTCGTTATGACGCCTATTCGGTGGGGATCGCTGCCGGTTTCTTGACGGTCAATGAGGCGCGCGACAAGGAGAATCTGGAGCCGCTGCCCGATATGGCGGTCGCACCGGATCCGTCGTTGCCGGATGCGCCTGCTCCGTTGCAGTCGGCGCCGACACCGCCGTCGATGCCGTTGACGCCTGGCGCTATCCGTCAGATCGACTGATGGCCGATACGTTCACGCCGCCTCAGAGTGTGCGAGAAGAAGCTGCTCGAGCGGTCCGTTGGATCGCTGATGGTCAAGCCGGTTCTGGTTTCACCAATGTTGGTCGTGCTCGGGCGCATCAGCTCGCCGATGGCGACCCGGTCAGCCTCAACATCATTCGTCGCATGGCGTCCTTTCTGGCTCGCCATCGAGTCGACAAGGAAGGCGAAGGTTGGCGTCCCGGCGAGGCCGGCTATCCGAGTCCGGGCCGAGTGGCCTGGGCCGCCTGGGGTGGCGACCCTGCTGTTTCGTGGACCAATTCGATTTTGGAAACTGTCAACAGCCGCGCCCAAACACCGAGGAGTGTCATGCTCGCCAATGAGCGTCGGTTCTATGCCACCGAGTTCGAAGCTCGAGATGTCGGTAATGAGTTCCGCATTTCGGGTCATGCTGCGGTGTTCAACAAGTCAAGCCAAGACCTCGGTGGCTTCGTGGAGCGAGTCGCACCCGGAGCGTTCGCGAAGACAATCTCGCAGGCCGATGTACGAGCCTTGTTCAATCATGATCCGAACATGATCCTTGGGCGTTCCCGTGCTGGTGTTGGCACGCTCCGCCTGGGCGAAGATTCCCAAGGCTTGTCGTATGACGTCAGCCTGGATCGCCGCCAGTCGTATGCGAACGATGTTGCGATCGCCATCGAGCGAGGCGACATCACCCAAAGTTCGTTCGGTTTCCGAACGATTGCCGACAGTTGGGACCGCACCGATGACGGTTACCCCCTACGGACCCTGACCGAAGTGAGCTTGAACAACGGTGACGTGTCACCGGTCACTTATCCGGCTTATCTCGATGCTGATGTGGCAGCCCGTGCCCTCCACCATGTTTCCGCCAAGATCGGCGTCACCGCCGACGACCTCCTCGTCGCTTTGCGCGACGGACGACTCCCCGGAGAAATCAACCCGATGGACACTATTCCCGATGTTCGTGCGATGGGTTACACCGCCGACACTCCCGCCGAGATCGCCAACGCTCTCGATGTGCTGATCGACCAGTATGAGGCGGCGATGGTTCCCGGTGTCGACCCGTCAGTTTGCGCTGGCCTGTTCACCGCGATCGACAACCTCGTCGACGACCTTTGCATGCTGCTCGGTGTGTCCGACCCAGACGAGATGGCCGAAGCTGTGTCCGAGGCGGCGGCCTCCAATACTGCTGGCATGGCAAACGAGATGAACTCGTTGCGGCTTGCCCTCCTCTCCAAGCGTCACAGCCCAGTCTGAGACGCTTTCGAATCGTTGCGGAACGGACCGCCAGAAGCATTCGTCCGCAGCTTGCCAATCCGCCGACCGCCAGAAGCATCGGCATTCAACCCAACCGCCCTGTGCCCGGGGCCTAACTCCACAAGGAGACTCAATGTCCACCAAGGACTACCTGGGCAACCTTCGGGATGCCCGCAACCGGGCGTGGGGCGAGGCGCAGGAGCTCCTCGACCGCGCTACCAGCGAAAACCGCACTTTCACCTCCGAGGAGGAGGCGAAGTGGACGGCGGTCAACGCCGACATCGACACCAAGGATGAAAGCATCCGGTCGATTCTCGACATCGAGCACCGTGAGCGTGAAGCCGCTGTGGCCCGAGAGGCGTACGCGCCGATCCTGGGCGACGCCGGCCTCGAGTCCACGGACCGTCGTTCGGTCGACGAGGTTGCCAAGTTCCTCCGGGGCGAGACTCGCTCCCTCGAGCTTGACTTCCGCGGTATCGCTCGTGAGAAGCGTGCGATCCGTTCGGGCGCCGACGCTCGCGAGCTCCGTGATCTCGGCGAGGACACCACCACCGCCGGTGGTTACGCGGTGCCCACGTCGTTCCTGCGGTCGCTGTACGACTACCTGGAGTTCTACACGGGTGCCCGCCAGCTCGGCGTGCAGATCGTGACGACCGCTTCGGGTGAGCCGATCCAGATTCCGTCGGTGTCCGCTCACGGCACGGCTGCTCTTCGCGGTGAGGGTACGGCGCTCGGCGAGGCCGACGCGGCGTTCACCCAGGTCACGATGAACGCCTGGAAGTACGGCACGCTCGTCCAGGTCAGCAGCGAACTTCTCGCTGACACCGGTATCGACGTTCTCGGCTTCATCGCCGAGGACACGGCCCGTGCGATCGCCCGTGCGACCGACACGGCCTACGTCACCGGTTCTGGGAGTGCTCAGCCGAAGGGCATCATCTCGACTCAGGCTGTTGGTGCGACTGTGCAGACCGGCTCGACCGGTGTGCCGTCGTATGCCAACCTGGTTGACTTCGTTTACTCGGTCAACCCGATTGCCCGTCAGGCTGGCGCTCAATGGTTCACCCTGGACCGCAACGTCGCGGCGATGCGGAAGATCGTCGACAACTACGGTCGGCCCCTGTGGGAGCCGAACGTGCAGGTCGGCGAGCCGGACCGTTTCCTCGGCTACCCGATCGTCCAGGACCCGAACGTCGCGGCGTTCGCAACTGCCGGCGGTACGCACGCTGCGTTTGGCGACTTCCGGTCCTACATGATCCGTGATGTCGGCACGCTTCGCTTCGAGGCGTCGCCCGACTTTGCTTTCAGCTCCGACCTGATGACCTACCGGGCCATCATGCGGACCGACGGCAAGTGGATCAACGGGTCCAACGGAGAAGTCAAGCTTCTCAAGGCCCCGACTTCCTGATCTTCGGATCAGTTCGTGCAGGGTGGGTCGGCCTTCGGGTCGGCCCACCTTCGCATTATTTCTTGCCGCGTTTCTGATCGTGATCTCGGGGGGAAGGGCTGGGCACGGTCCCAACCCCCGAGATCGCGTGCCCCGATTGGAGCCCCATGCCCGCGTTTCGTGTCATCGTCGATGGCGATACTTCTGCTGCTGCCCAGTTGGTCGCAGCGGTCACCGCTTGTGAAAAGACCGGCGCGATCGTGTCGGTGATGCGTGTCGACGATTCGTTTGTGATCGTCACCGAAAAGCGACCTCGAGCATCAACTCGGAAGACTGGTCCGCAGGAGACCCGGTGAAGATCTGTTGGTCTTCGAACAGCCCGCAGGCACCCACCGGATACGGTCAGCAGACGGCCCAGATGTTGCCTCGGTTGCGTGACGCCGGCCACCAGGTGGCGGTCGCCGCCAACTTCGGTGTTCAGGGCGGGCCGCTCGAATGGGATGGCGTTCGGATCTACCCGTGCGGTCGCGACTATTCGAACGACACAATTCCGTTGCACGCCATGCATTGGTTCGATCGGGATCCCGGCTGGCTGATCTTCCTGTACGACGCCTGGACGCTCCGCAACCCTGTGTACGCCGAAATGAACACGGCGGTATGGGTTCCGATCGATCATCGGCCCGCCCCGCCGCTCGTCGTTCAACATTTCAAGGATTACGGGTCGGTCCCGATCGCCATGTCCCGATTCGGGGAGGAGCAGCTCCGAGCTTCTGGGCTGGAGCCGCTGTACGCCCCCCATGGGATCGACACCAACGTGTTCGTCGCCCACGACAAGGCCGCAGCGAAAAAGGCTTTGGGTGTTCCCGAGGATCGGTTCCTCGTCGGAATGATGTCGACGAACAACAGCGCCCAGCCGTCCCGTAAGGCGTACCCGGAGGCGTTCGCAGCGTTCTCGCTGTTCGCCCACGACAAGCCTGACGCCCTCTTGTACGTCCACGCTGAGAAGGCTGGCGCACAGGGCGGCATGGAACTCGACATCTGCGCGCAGGGCCGCGGGATTCGTCCCGACCAGCTCGCGTTCGTTGACCAGTACCGGTACCGGGCGGGAGCGATCTCGCAGGCCGAACTGGCATGGATCTACTCGGCGTTCGACGTGCTGCTTTTCCCGTCGATGGGGGAGGGGTTCGGCATTCCGGCGATTGAGGCGCAGGCGTGTGGCACTCCGATCATCGTGTCGGACTACTCTGCACAGACCGAACTGGTCGCTTCGGGAGCCGGCTATCTCGTCGCCGCTCAGCCATACTGGGATTCGCCGCAAGCAGCGGATTTCTGTATCCCATCGATCGAAGACATTTACGAAAGTCTGTCTCACGCCTATCAGAACCGGGATCGGCTGGCCGCCTGGGCGCCGCAATGCCGAGAGTTCGCTCTTCAGTACGACGCCGACCAGGTCTTCAAGCAGTATTGGATTCCGATCCTCGACCGTCTCGAGGCCGAACTGCCCACGGTCGAACCGATCGAGCTGCGCCGATGAACATCACGGCGTGCATCTTGACGTTCAATCTGATCGTCAACGGACGTGAGGATCTGTTCTGGGAGACGCATCACAGTCTGAACGAGGCTGGTGTGACCGTCATCCCCGTCGACAACGGTTCCGGCGACGGCACCCACAAGATCGTCGAAAAGCTCGGTGGGTTCTGCTGGCAAGGCTGGAACACCACATCCGGCCACGGGACGAACCTGTGTGCTCGGGTGGCGTTGGGCACCAACCCGGATCTGTGTGTCCTGTCCGACGATGACATGGTGTGGAATCTCGGATGGGCTGACACGTTGACCGCCTGGTGGGCCGAAGCCCCCGACGACCTGATGCTGACCGGCTGCCACTTGGAGCCGTTCTTCCCGTGGAACGAACCGTATGCGAAGGTCACCTATGGCGGCACGACCGGTCTGACGCGCGCCTCGACAGGCGCAGCATCATGGTCGTTTCGGCCTGCTGACTGGCCGAAGATCGGACCCATCCCCCAGCAGATCCAAGGTCACGGCGACGTACCGGCCTGCCAGAACGTATGGGCCAATGGTGGCCGCATCGCCCAGATCGACCTTGCCACCCACATCGGGCAGGGCAAATCGACATGGGGGAATCGCACCGGCGTCATGTACGGCTGGGATGTCGACCCGGTCCGTGAACTCATCGCTGAGGGGGAAACGGTCCGATGAACGTGCTCGTTACTGGCGGTTCCGGTTTTATCGGCACTCACGTCGTCCGTCGGCTCCTCCTGCGTGGTCATCTGCCAGTCATTTTCGATCGGCATCTCCGCAAGTCGCCGCCGGGTTGCGAACTGATCCTCGGCGATGTGCGCGATCCCGTCGCGGTCACCGAAGCAGCTGCCCACGTCGACGGTGTGATCCACCTGGCTGCCGTACTCGGCACGCAAGAGACGATCAGCAACCCTCGGCCCGCCGCCGAAACCAATGTGCTGGGTGCCCTGAACGTGTTCGAAGCGGTCGCTCAATACGGTCTCCGAGCCGCCTACGCTGCTGTCGGGAACCATTGGATGGACAACGGCTATTCGATCTCGAAGACCGCCGCTGAACGTTTCGCGAAGATGTATAACGCCGAGCGGGACACCCGGATCGGCATTGTGCGAGCATTGAACGCCTATGGGCCAGGCCAGTCGGTCGCCGCCCCCTACGGGTACAGCAAGGTCCGCAAGATCATGCCGGCGTTCGTCTGCCGAGCATTGTGCGGCCATCCGATCGAGGTGTACGGCGACGGCCTCCAAATCATGGACATGGTGCACGTCGACGATGTTGCCGACATTTTTGTCCGAGCCATGGAAGTCGGCCCGACCGACGACTGGCCGATCTACGAGGCGGGACCAGGCCGCCCGACCACCGTCCTCAAGATCGCCGAAACGGTTCAAGGGCTGGCCGCCGAACTGACCGGCGACGTAGTCGAAATCGTGCATCTGCCGATGCGGCCAGGAGAACCCGAACATTCTGAAGTGCTCGGCGACCCGTCGAGCCTCGCTCCGCTGCTCGGGGAGACGTACGGATTCGTCAGCCTCGAGGACGGTGTCCGAGAAACGGTCCGTTGGTATCAGGCGAACCATGGGGTCACCTGGATGTATTCGCCCCGATGATTCCTCAGGTGGTGCATCGCATCTGGTTCGGGGATCGGCCAATGCGACGCGAGCTCGTCGAGTTCGGTCGGGCTTGGGAACGTCTCGGCTACGAGGTTCGACTCTGGACCGAACAGAACCTGCCCGAGCTCATCAATCGTGAGGTGTACGACCAGATTGCCCTCAGAGGCGTCAACAGCGGCGGTGGCGACGCCACATTGGGCGTATGGGTCCAACGGGCCGACATCGTCTCCTACGAGCTCCTGTGGCGTTACGGCGGCATTTACGCCAACACCGACATTGAACCCCGTCGTCCGATTCCCGTCGATGGCATCACCGCGTTCGCCGGGTTCGAAGACGACACGTTCCTGTGCAATGCGTTGATGGGCTGCACACCCGACCACGACTTCTTCGCCCAGGTGATCGCCGAAATCCCCGCCCGGTACGAACGGCATTGGGCGCAGCCGATGAACTACACGACTGGCCCGCATCTCCTCACCGAAATCTGGAATCGGCATCCGGGGGGCCTCACCACATTTCCTCGCGAGGCGTTCTACCCAGTCGGATTCCATGCGGAGCAGATGCGCTCCGAATGGGATGACTATCCCGACAGTTTCTGTGTCCACCATTGGGGCCACACCCGCCGGCGCTGGTCCGAAGAACCATCCGACGAGTTCCTCGACGCCCGGTTCAGCTGATGCTCATCACCGTCATCACCCCGACGTTGCCGGAACGAGTCGAACTTCTCGCCGACCTGACCGCCGATCTCGACGCCCAAACATTTCAAGATTGGATCTGGCTGCTCCGCACCGACGAATCTCGACGTGGCCCAGCCGCACTACGAAATGAACTGGCGATCGAAGCGACCACCGACTGGTTGGCATTCATCGACGACGACGACCGCGTCGATCCCGATCATCTTCAAATCCTCGCCGATCATTCAGATCACGGCGACATCATCTATACGCAATGTCGAGTCGAAGGTCGATCCTGGCAACCCGACCACGACTGCACCCACGAATCTTTAGCAACGTTCAACACGGTGCCAGTCACCACGTTGGTGCGACGCAGCATCTTTCTGGCGGTCGGCGGCTTTCCGTTGGGCGTCCACGAAGAAGATTGGCATCTGTGGCGAAACCTGCAAGCCGAAGGCGCGGTGTTTCGTTGCATTCATCAGACGACCTGGACATATCGCTTTCACGATGTGGGCCAGGGGAACAGGACTTGGAATGGCTGACACGCTCGATGTCATCACGCTCACCGAAG